ATATAACTATTACTTACCTTGAAGATGGCGAGCGGACAACCAACATAGATTAGTATGATTATTATATATAGTACTTATATTTATCAATTAATATAATATTTACTAATATATATTTATTTATATTTCTTTATATAATTATTTATATAGGTGTAAAATTATCTTTATATACTCTTAACGACAACAGTTAATAATCATATATAGGATGAAACGATTCTAATTAGTTATAACAATAAATTATAAAATGCCTTAATTATTCATATACAACAGAGAAAATATAGAAAAAAATTTTAATGATTAAAATTATAGTCATGCACGGTGAAGTTGTTCTAATTAGAACAACTTCACCGGTGGCTGATTAGCCCGAATCCTGCACAACGGGCACTCATACGCCCTCCCGTATGCATCCATAGCACACTCAGAGCAGAAGCGATGTCCGCATGGTACAAAAGCTCGTTGTACCTCCATCGGACACATGCAGATCGGGCAGTCCGGATCAAGTTGGACTTCAGCCTCCTTCACAACGACATACTTGTCATTGTTTTTGATGGCTTCCTCTAACTTGGCCTGTTCTGCCTTCACAATCTCATGTTTTGCCGTCAATTCTGTGACGGTCCGTTCTTGTGCCTCTTTTAGAGTCTCGAGGTTTGCTCTCTGCAACTCGAGCTGATTCTTTTTATCTCTTACTTCGAGATCCTTGGTCATAATATCGTGCAAGACCTTCTGGTCTTGCACGATCTTATCCTTCAGCACCGTGTGGTCCTTGTCAAGTTGGACCTTCTTCCTCTCGAGGTCTTTACCTCTCTTATCCAAATGCCGCTTTTGCTCCTTTAGTCCGGCTTTTGTAGCCCTGAGGTTATGTTTCAGAGAGGCGCATTCTTCTTGCACCTCTTTGACAAGTTTCTCACGCGCCATTGCCAATTCCTTGGCAATGGCTTCTTCTGTGAGTTCCTTGTGGATTTTCTCACGCATCTGCCTTTGAAGTTTGCGATATGCGTTTTGCTTCGCCCACCTACCCGGCTTGGCGGGTGGGGAAGGCTCTGAAGGCTCTGAAGGCTCTGAAGGCAAGACATGGTCTTTATCCTTCATCTGATCCGACATTTTACCGTCAGGAAGACTACCGAGCTTGCACGAGCAAATTCACACACACAACTCCTTGTGCCAAAATGGCAACAGTAATTGTTATTAACATATGAACTATCATTTTTTTTTATAATTTTACTAGTAATTTTATCATAATTTATATATATAATCAAAATAATTTTTATTTTTATCAAATAATAAAGTACCTTTTAATGTTTAAAAAAAATGAAAAAAAAATAATAATTTAAAAATATATAATAATATAATTAATTATAAAATATTTTTGTTTTTATAATTTTCATAATTTTTATATTAAATTACTATTATGACAAGTGATAAAGTTGAGAATGTATATGATATTATTAATAGATTTAAAATTAGTAAAAATAATACATTAGAACATACTCATGTTTCTATATCAAATCCTAAAAGTAAATATTATATTCCCAATGATAAAGATGAATCTAAAAAATTTATGATTATGTATAAAAAAGCATTTTTACAAGGTATTCCATTAAGTTTATGTGAAAAACATATTGATATTTCGCCAATTTTAATTGATTTAGATTTTCATAAATTATTAAGTAAAGTTAAAAAATATGATAAAACTGATGATTTAATACCCGAATCTAAATCATTTACAGAGCATATTTATCATATTAACTTTATTGAATCATTTATTAATTATTATATTAAGGAACTTATTGAATATTTAGATATTTCCAATATAACATATATTGATATTTATGTTATGGAAAAACAAAGAGCTATAAAAACAGTAACTCATAAAATTGATAATGGACAAAAAGAAATTACTACCAAAGTAAAAGATGGAGTACATATTATCATTCCAGATGTAGTTACTTGTCCAGAAGTTCAATATATTATCAGAAATAATTTCATAAAAAAATATAGCAATTTTTTCAAAAAACTTGCTTTATCTAATAAAATTGAAGATATTTTTGATGAATCAGTTATTAAACGTAATAATTGGTTAATGTATGGTTCTAGTAAAAGAACTGACGACTATGACCAAATTTATTATGTATCTAATATATATAAATTTGATATTAATAAAAATAAACTATGTAAATTTGTAGATGGAACATTAGCAAATATTAAATATGGTAAAAAGTTTGAACCTAAAAGTCGTGTTACTAATAATTCTGAAGATACTGTATCAGTCTCTTCAAGTGGTGAATCAAATTATGAAGCAAATGATATTAATATTGATAATAGTGAACTTGATGAAAATAGCATTTCTGATAATGAAAAATATAAAGAATTATCTTTTAGAAAAAAACATGTACACTATATTGATTTATTTTCTATAAGAAATAAATTCAAAGAAATAACATATAATCAAAATAAAGTTGAAGAAATTAAGGAATATATACGTAAAATAAATGAAAAAAATTTCATTAAAGATAGTAAACCCAAAATTAGTGAACATGAACAAATTGAAAATCCAGATTTAGAATATATTAGAAATTTAGTTAAATTATTAAGTCCTGAAAGAGCAGACTCATATTTAACTTGGCTAGATGTATGTTGGTGTTTAAGAAATATAGACCATCGTACTTATAATGATTTTTTAGATTTTAGTAGAAAATCTTCTAAGTTTGACGAAGCATCATGTTTTAAACAATGGTCAGCTCCAAAAAAAGATGGGTTTGGTATAGGTTCATTAATTCATTGGGCTAAAACAGATAATATGAAAGCATATCAACAAGTTATTAGTAAAAAAATATTTGATAATGATAATGATATTGCTGATGATGATAATAGTATTGCAAAATTAACTTATAAATATTTAGGACCACGCTTTATGGTATATCAAAGTGATAATGGTAAAGTTAAATGGTTTGAATTCAGAAATCATAGATGGCATTCTGATAATAATAGTGCATCATTACATTCAATTTTATCTGATGAAATGACTGAAATTTATAAAAGTTATGGAACCAAATATTATCAAGATGATAATCATGCCCAAGCTGACTTATGTAAGAAAATTATGAAAATGTTAAAAAATGTTCCTCCTAAAACACGGATTGTTAAAGAATTAGGTAATATTTATTCAAAAACACAAAATGATGCTGAAATTGGTAATAAATGTATCTTTAAATTTGACACTAATACTACTTTATTAGGATTTAATAATGGTGTTTTTGATTTTAATTCAGAAACCTTTGGTTTTAGAGATGGAAGACCTGAAGATAATATTACTTATACAACTGGATATAATTATCGTCATATTCCATTTGATGAATATGAATATGAAAATAATGATCATAATCACGAATATGATGAAGACCAACAAATTATTAGTGATATTATGTTATTCTTTGAACAAGTTTTTCCAAATAAAGATGTACGAGATTATATGCTTATGTCTTTTGCTGAATGTTTAACTGGCGAAACTAGTGAAGTATTTTATATTTGTCAAGGAGTTGGTTGTCATGCAATTGATAGTGGAATTATGATGTATGATGGTTCTATCAAAAAAGTACAGGATATTATTGTAGGTGATAAGCTTATGGGTGATGATGGAACTGAAAGAAATGTATTAGAATTATTTAGAGGTAAAGAAATTATGTATAAAGTAATTCCTACTAAAGGAGAACCTTTTATTGTAAATAAAAGTCATAAATTAGTATTTAAAATTACTAGTGATATTGCACCAAGATTAACAAATAATAAATATTTATATGTTCAATACTTCTTAAAATTATTAGAAACAGAAACCGATGGAGTAGTATCAATATCAAGAAGACAACAAAAATTTTCAAATTTAGAAGATGCAAAACAATTTTTAAATGAAATTAAATTAAGAAAAAATGTATGTCAATATAATGAATTAATATCTATTCGTATTTCTAATTATATATTAAATAACTTATCCAAATATAGACTTTATTTATGTAAATCTAATGCTATTGGATTTAACGAAAAACAACTTCAAATTGACCCTTATATTCTCGGTTCATGGTTAGGAGATGGTTCTTCTAATGGAACAGCAATAACTACAATGGATACAGAAATTATTGACTATTATAAAGAAATATATCCAACTTATGATATTAGAAAAGTTGATAAATATAATGGAAAAGCATCAACTTATCATTTTTCAAAAGGTGGAAAAGGATTATACAAAAATAATGAATATCCAAATCAATTTAGAAAAGCATTACAAGATTATAATTTAATAAATAATAAACATATTCCATTTGATTATAAAACTTCATCTATACAACAACGATATCAAATTCTTGCTGGAATTATTGATACAGATGGTCATTATAATAAAGGTGGGAATAATTATGAAATTATATTAAAATCTAAACAATTAATTGAAGATATTATTTATATAGCACGTTCATTAGGTATTTCAGCATATAATTATGAAGTTAAAAAATCTTGTACCTATAAAAATAAAAAACATGAAGGAATTTATTATAGAACTTCATTATATGGAAAAAATATTGAAAATATACCTGTAAAATTAGAAAGAAAAATAATTAAATATAATGCAAATAAACAAAAATGTGAGAATATTATAAGTTTTAAATTAGAAAAATTAGAAAATGACGATTATTATGGTTTTAAATTAGACCAAAATCATAGATTTTTAGATGAAAATTTCTTTATAACCGAAAATTCTAACGGAAAAAGTTTAATTTTTAACGTTATGAAAGAAGTATTTGGACAATATTACGCAAGTTTTCCCATTCAAAATCTTACAGGAAAACGTATTAATGCTGGTTCTGCTAATCCTGATATTATTGATACAAAAGGTGCTAGAATGGTAGTCGCACAAGAAACTGATGATAATGATAGATTAAGTTCTGGATTTGTTAAAGAATTAACAGGTGGCGATCCAATTAAAGCACGAGCACTTTATTCCGACCCTATTGAATTTAAACCACAATTCAAATTATTTATGAGTGTAAATCACTTACCCACCATTACAGATGATTCTGAAGGTATTTGGCGTCGTGTTAAAGTTGTTGATTTTGTATCACAATTCAAAGATTATCCAGATTTAACTGAAAAATATGAATATAAAGCTGATAGAACATTAAATAATCGTATTCATAAATGGAAAGTACATTTATTCAATATTCTTGTATATTATTACAAGAAACAAAAGAAATATGGTAAGAAAATTCCAAAAGAAGTTGAAAAAGCTAATTCTGAATATAAGAAAAATAATAATGTATTTGCTAATTACCAAGCCGATGTTATTGTTAGGACTGGTGTTAATAAAGACCATCTATACATCGAAGATTTATTCTTTGAATATAATATATGGTTTAAGAAATATAACACAGGTCATTTTGCTAAACTTCATAAACCTGATTTTATTAAAACTGTTGAGAAAATATTTGGACAAATTTCTAATAAGAATGGTATGAATGGTGGATATATTAAAGGATATAAATTTAAGAAAGATATAGAAATGCCAAAAAATATAAATGAAAATGATAATGATGATAATGATTCTTCTGATGACGATAATTATGATAACAAAAAAGAATTACTTACTGTTGAACAACCACATATATCAAAAGAATTTAAAATTGAAGAACTTGAAGATTTAGAAAGTGCTGTTAAAGATAGCGATAATGACGAAAGTGATGATGACGACAGTGATGATGACGACAGTGATGATGAATAGGTTAAAAAAAAATAAAAAATATAAAATACTAAAAAAATAAAAAAAATTTTTTTATTTTAATTTTTAATTTTTAATTTAATTATTTTTTTTAATATTTTATAATCTAATTAAAAATTACTCATCGTCAGCTTCCTCATCACTATCTGGGACAGCAGCAACTGTACCGTTCTTTGCATCAACTAGTGCCTTTGCATCGTCAAATTGCTTCTGTGCCTTTCCAAGTACCTTGGCAGCTTTTGCCTTGGCATCACCTTCTGTAGCGTCATCAAACTTCTTTTGTGCTTTCGCAAGAACCTTCTCTGCCTTTTTGAGTGTCTCTTCTGGGTCAGCTTCTGACTGATGCTCATCAACATCCTCTGTGAGTTTCACAGCATTTACTGGCATCTTCATGCTCTGACCTCCTGATTGAGTATCAGATGCTACTGAAATTGAGTTTTGTGCCTCAATTGTTTGATGTGCAATTTGTTTTGCTTTCTCAGACTTTGATATAACTGTCTTCGTTGTCTTCGGTTTCGGTTGAGCCTTGGGCTTATGAGCTTTCTTGTAAAGTCCGCCAAGGTATCCTGAACGTTCATCCATCTTAATAGACTCATCGTTCTCATCAGATTTCTCAATACCAAGGAACTTTGACATAAATTCATCGGAACGCTTAATCTTAAGGTCCTCGTGAATCTTTGAAAACTTCTCAAATGGTGCTTCAACACTATCATTATCCCATACAAGAGTCCAAAACTTATCAAAATTTTCAGCATTGAAATATTTTGCTAGTGTCTTGGGCTTAGTCTCGTATTTAGTTTGGAATAAATCAATAAGTTTTGTGTTTTTAACATCACCTGACATATCCTTGTCTGTGATTACAAATTCATTACGTTGCTTATCAGTAAATACATGATAGAGAACATACTGTGTAAAGTTAGTAGTCAGAGATGGACGAAACTTAAGAAAGAATGCGTCCTTAATCTTCTTTGACTCTTCATCACTATGAAGATCGTGTCCGCAATAAGTTGAGGGCACTTTCGCCATTAGCTTGTCATATACATCAGTAGTTGATACTTTATCAGAACCGAATGAATAAATCTTTTCTTTCATTTCTTTTGGCATAAACTCCTTAAACATATAATCAATAGTATGCACCTTTGTAGCTGCAATCTGTAGATTTAGACCTTCCATATATTGCTGAGCCATCATTGCTTGTGCGTCGGCATCCTCAATCTTACCCTTAGATAAGAGTTCCATAAAGTTATCTCTCATCTTTTGATAATGTTGGGGTGTCACCTTAGCAACAGGCATATCAGTCTTAGCAGACGGCATAGGTATGTTTATTAATAAATGTTGGTTCCAAAATGAATTGGGTGTCTAATTAAAAAATAAATTATGTCATTTTTTTTTACGCCTTATTAATCCTCAAATTAGTTTGTTAATTTTCTTAAATTTATTTCATTTTCTATTAATTTAGAAACAAATATGTGTTTGATTTCTTGTGGTTTCTTTGTAAAATCTATCAAATTATAATAAAATTCATTATATCTTTCATTAAGATGATACGACTTAGTTTTTGATATTACTCGTTTTTCCTTTTTGTAATGAAATTTACGAATATCGCTTAAATTTGTAAAAATTTTACCTTTACAACCATATTTATCACTTAATAATTCATAATTTACTTTATTATTATCTTCATCAATAATAACCTTTAATTCAATTATATCATTATTTTCATTTTGTTCCTTTAATTGACTTTTAATTACATTAGTAAATTTAAATGATTTCTTTCTTATTAGCGGCAATTGTGATAAATTTATAGAATGATATAAAGTTTCATTATTTAACTTACACATATAAATATATTCATCAATCATTTTAATATTTGTAAATGATAAATAATTGGTGAAAAATAATTTATAGAGGTATATAAATTATATACACAAATTAGCATTTTTTTATGTTTATTCATAATTATGAATAAATAATTATATCTTGTGTTATATCAGTAGGATCAATATAATTATTAGAATATATAGTAAAAGATAGAGCTGATGATAATCCTTTTAAGAATAATTCAAAAATTGTAGTAATTCCAGTAAATACGGATTGATTTAATTGATTTATAGTATCAGAATTATTATGTGATACAATTATTTGACAATCTTCATTTGCATTAGAATTATTGGGACACCATTTAAGATTTTTATTAGATAATTGTGTAAAATGTCCAGACCCTAATTTTGTATATACATTTAATTTTTCTTTATCAAAATCAGATTTAGTTGTATAATGTCTGAAGTTATTTGCATTATTGATTATTTTAGCATCTAATGATAAAGTATTATTAATATTAGTATCAATTTTATCAGATAAATTATTATGTTCTGATACAACTTTAACTATATCTTTTTCAATATCAGCATTTTGTTTTTTTAAATCTTTAAATTGTGTATAAATTATATATCCACCAATTAATGATATTAAAGTAATTAATAAAGATAATCCTATTATTTCATACATTAGTTTAATTATAAAATGTATATAAAATGTATATAAAATGTATTTTATAATTTATTTATAAATATAAAAATTTAATTAACTTATTAATATTAAAAAATATAAAATATATTATATAAATATTGTAATATAAGAAATATGCTTAATTATAATTCAATATTTAACTTATCAAATAATATTAAATATAATACACAAAATATATTATATAAAAATAATAATACAAAAAGTAATGATAGTATAGTAAGTTGTAATAATCAAGATGATAATCTAATTTCTGATAGAAATATGATATATAATAATATATATAAATCATCAAACAATACAATATTACAAGTAATAGAAAATAAAAATATTTATTTATTTAAATATTTATTAAAATACAATAATAACTTATTAGAAAATATTGATGGGGTTATCCCATTATTTACTTTAATAGAACAAAATAGTTTATATTTTTTAAATGCTATAATTAATGATATAGATTTTAATAATATAAATTATAATATAACAACTTTAGATGGTAATAATATATTTATTAAATGTGCTAAAGTTAATAATTTAATTATATTTAAAAAAATAATTAATACATTAAATGATAATAATAGTAATTCTGGTAACTCTGTTGAAACAAATGAAAATTTAAGGTTATGGTTAAATAGTACTTGTAATATAGGTAATAGTGTATTATATTATTTTATAATCAAAAATAATATACATGCTGTTAATTTTATATTAACTTTTAATAATATTAATTTACAACAATATAATCAAGATGTTCCATTAATTCATACAGCTATATTATTAGGAAATATGGAAATTATCTTAAAATTAATTGACTATGATAATAATATATTATATATGAAAAATAAAATAAATAACTTATCAACATTACAATTAATAATTCAACAAGATAATTTATTCTTATTAAGACTTTATATGAAAAAATTAAGAATACAATTAGAAGATTTATATGATATTAATAATAATAAATTATTAATATATCCTTTATCTAATAATAATACATTGATGTTTTTAGATTTAATTCAATTATATGCTATAATTAAGATACAAAGATATTATAAAAAAAAAATTGAAGAAAGTAAGTACAATTAATTCGGATACTAATTAAAATTATGTAAATATATTTATTTTTGATATGTAAAAAATATATTATATAAAATAATATATTATAAATATATAATTAATACAACTTAAATTTATATTTACAAGTTAAAATATAAAATATAATATATAATATATAATATATAATATATAATATATAAATTATGAATTTATTATATATATTTCTTATTCTAATAGGATTGGTAATTATAACATATATACTTTATACATTTTTCTTTAAAAATCTGATTTTTAACAAAAAATACACACATTACAACTTTAATATAGAAAATTTTGAAAATAATTTACCTGATGGATTTACACAAAATGTTTATTCTGTTAAAGACTTAAAAGAAATTGATTTACAAACTTTTGATAATAAATCATCAAGTATAAATTTTAATGATAAACAAATTGACAATCTATATAATTTTATTCAATTAAATCAATCTAATGCTAAATTACAAACAATTAACATATCTAAAATTAATGATGATTTAAATAAATATAAAATATTATTTAATAATACAAGTAATAAATCATTATCATTAAATCATGATAATATTGATGAAATTGTTATATATTCACAATATATGGATAATGATAGTAATTCTTGGAAAATTATAGTAAATAAATATAATAATTTCCCAAATAATAATATTATAGGACATAATATTATTATTTATTCATATTTAGATTTAAATAAATGTTTAACATTACAAGAAGATGGTACATTCAAATTAGAAACTTTCCAAAATGGTAATAATAAACAATTATTTACATATAATGGTTCATATTTAACTTGTTTAGATAATGAATCAGTTTTAGAAATTAATAATCAAAATACCACTATATCAACAAATATTAATATATTTTATAAAAACATTATTGTTAAAGATAAAATATCACAAGATTTATATAGAATATTTATTGATTCAGATAAGAAGCTTTATAAGCAAAAAATTTCAAATTATAAAGTCTTTTCTTATTCTAATTATTATAATAATAGTTATTTATTAGAAATATATCCAGATAAAATTGAAAACTTACCTGAAAAATCTGTTATATCTTTCAAACATATCATTAATAATTATTTAAACAAATATAATATATCACATAATGCTATTATAAAAAAACAAAATACATATAATTACTTCTTAATTGAAACAGAAATAATTGATAATAATAAAGAATTTAAAAAAATATGTTTCCATGATTGTACTGATATATTATCTATTAATAATAAGGATAGAGTTATTGATATATATGTAAGAAATATTAATAATAAAGATATACCAGTTTATATATTAGATGAAAATATTATTAATGCAATTGAATATTCAACACAAGAAATTATTAAATATAAAAATGTTATATCAATTGAATTAAATAAATATATGGATTTATATAATATTAATAAATTCTTATTTAATGATAATACTTTAATTATTCGTAAAAATGGAGAATTATATAAGAAATCTATTCCTAATACAGAAATATTAAATTTATTTAAATTATTATATAAGGAAAATAATGATTATATGAATTTATTATTCAACTATCCTGTAAGTGAATTAAATAATAGTATCCAAAATTATATTATTATTCGTAATCCATTAATTGTTAATAAAAATAATAAAGATGATACATCTAATGTTAAAGAACTAAATAACGCATCTAATATATCATCTATAAAAATATCAAATTTAAATCCAAATGAAGGAAGCAGTGATAATATTGTAAATAATAATAATGTAATTGATAATATTAAAATATTGGATGATATTGATGAAAAATTACCAGAAATATTAAGTGCTAAATATATATTATATGATATGAATTATTTAGGATTAAATAAAAATATTGAGTATTCATCAAATATTCCATCTTCTAAATATAATTATATCATTATCAAATCTGATAAAGGTAATATTTATTATATTGGTGCAAATTCAAGTGGAGAATATAAAAGATATAAATTTTATGATAGCCAACAAGTTCAATTAGCATTTTATTCTAAATTACTTAATAAAGCTAATATTCTTAAGAAAGATGAAGAATATTATATATTATCAGAAAATATTATTGAAACTATTTCTGAACTTGGTACTCCTGAATTTTTTTCTTATAAAAATATATTAGTTACTTTATGGGAACTTAATGATAATATTCATTTTGATAGACGTGATAAATTAATGCCAACTGATAAATATGCTGACACATATACTAAAATTATTGATATTGATAAAGCTAATAAAAATTATTTTATGAAAATATTAACATATGATATGTATCAATCATTAAAACTATCTAATAAAGATTTAGAATATCGTGATAAATTAGCAAATACTAATCTAACTAATAATGCTTTTATTCAAGAATCATCAATTGGTATTAATCGTGAATATTATAGTATTCCTGAGTTTTTATATGATGTCATGAAAGTTCAACAAAATGATATTATTACAAATAAAGAAAAAAATAAATTTTATAAAGTTACATTAATTAATGACATTAAAGTACAAGTAATTCCAGTTCAAAAACAAACAAGTTTTAAAATGGTAGCAAATGAAGGATTATTTAATATGATTAAAAATAATATTTAAATTTAATAAATAAATTTAAAAAAAATGATATATACATTATTTTTTTTATTATATAATAATTAAAAATATATAAGTTATTCTTTAAATTATTTAATCTTTTTAATATTTATATAATTATATGTTAAAAAGATTATTTTCTAATCCTCTTAAGAAAAAAAAAAATAGTATTAGTGTTACATCATCAAGTAGTGATTCAACAATTGATTTTACAACATTGCGCGTAAATTTAGATAAAATTATATATGAAATAAATACAAATAATTTTATATTATACGAAAAAATTAAAGATTTTAATAATAATTTTCCTTATAAAGTTACAGATATTGAATTTAATAAATATGAAATTACCAAATTGTAAATATATTTTTTATTTTTGTAAATATAGAAACAGTTTCTTCTTTTTCTTCTTTTTCTTCTTTTTCTTCTTTTTCTTTTATTTTATCAATTACATTATAATTTAATAATATATTTTTAACATATTCATTTTCTTTTTTTTTAATTAATATATCTTTATTTTTTTCTTTTTGTAATAATTCACATTGTAAACTTAAATGATTTATATAATTTTTTATATCACTATTTCTACGTAAATCAATATATGTCTTTGTATTATTTGATAAATTATATTGCATATTTTTTTTATTTAAAAATCTATTATTATTATATGTATTTTGATTAATATATTGATAATTTGTATAATATTTACTCATACTTTAATTTATAATTTATTTACAATAATATATTTATATATATTATATATATTTATATATATTTATATATTTATATATATTTATATATATTTATATAAATATTTACAAAAATAATTTTAATTACATTAAAATGGTGCTACTCCTTTATCAACATAATTAAGTGCTTTTTCTAATTCTAATTCTCCACCACGTGTATCTGTATGTGAATTATTCATCATTACAAATACTATTACTAACATTACAAAAGAAATTACAAAAATTTGATAATTATTTTTAACTAAATTATCATTCTCATCATCATTTTCTTTTTTATTATAAGTATATACTACATATGTAATTATACTTGATAATAATAATGCTAAAACTATAGAACCTAATATATTCATTCAAATATTGCTAAAAATTTATGTATTTATTTTTTTTATTTATTTATTTATTTTTAAATAATGTTATTTATTATTTTTTATGTACTTATTTTTTTTTTATATTTTTACGCATTAATTAGCTATATAATTTCTATAATAATAACAACTACCTAATAAACTTATATATATATTTGCTAATATAATATTTGTAGTATTTTGTAATCGTGTTGTTTCATTTAAAAAATTATCATAATAATTAAAATGTACTATAGTACAATAAGTATAAGCACATATACGAAATGGTATATGAACTACTTGAAGTAAATAATAACTATATTTATCACCGTTATAATTATTAGTATATTGTGTTAATAATTTTTGTTTAATTTTTTGTGTATTTTCATCATCATTTTCTTCTATTACTAAATATTGATAATGATTTTTTACATACATATTAAATGATGTTGAAAAATTATACAAATATAATATACTTAACATTTTAGGTGCGTCATATATAGCATTCATATGATTTTGTAATATTGATAATATAAAATAATTACTTCCTGTTATATAAGCAAAAAATATATCAAATTTCCTCCATAATGAATTAATATTATAACACATAAAACAACCAACAGAACAAATTGTTAATCCAGTAACTAATATATCACAATGTGTAAAAGTTAATTGTGTTTCAATCAAATGGAAATATAACAAAGATATAAAAGGAATTAAACTATTATAGACTAATAATGGCATTATTTTAGTTTCATTAGTTTGTTGTAATAAATGATTATTTGTATTTTCATTAATATTATTAGTATTATTATTTGTTTTTCTTTTATTACAGCAACAAAATAATGAACTAAAACAATTTGTTATCGTAGGAAACATTATACTTATATTAATAATTTTAATTGTTAAATTTAATTGATAAATTAAATACAATATATAAAAGATAGTTTATATTATTTATATTAACATATTATTATATTTTTATATATTAAATAATATTTAATAATATTTAATAATATTTAATAATATTTAATAATATTTAATAAATTATTATGAATAATCAATATAATAAAAATAATCCATATATTTTTGATTATAAAGGAAAAAATTTATTATGTATTCATAATATTGATTTTAATGAAATTACTAATTATAAAGATAAATTAATTAATACACAAATTAAAGATATTGACTTTTTTCGTAAAGATAAAGATACATTTTTAAAAGATGATGCTCCTAGACTTATTTATGAACAAGAAAATGAAAAAAATATAGATGCACAACTACATTGGGGACAAAAAAAATTAAATTTATCAGAATTTGAAGTAATGGTAGATCATTGTAAGCCAGATGAAGAATATGTAATTATATATCCTGGTTCTGCTCCAGGACAACATCTTATTAGTTTCTTAAATTATTTTCCAAATATATCTTATGATTTAACTGACCCTCGTCCATTTGACCATTCTGTAATTAAAGAATCTATGAAACCAAATAGTAGAATTCGTATTCGTGCTGATAAAAAGGGTAATCAATTAATTTTATTTACTGATGAACTTGCTGAAACAGTACGAAAAGATTACGAAAAAATTAATAAACAGAGGAAAAAAAAAGGACTTAAAGAAATTAAATTAATTTTTATATCTGATATTAGATTACCTCCACAATACAAAGAGTATTTAAAGAAATCATATCAAGATAAATTTAATTGGTCTGACCCAAATGCTAATTTTACTTTTAGCTTACTTGAAAAAGATTTTAAAACATTTATTCCAGCTGAATATGTTAATATTAAAAAAATTGATAAAGTTAATAAGGATTATATCAAAAAATTTACTAATGAAATTTATAATTATGTTAGTTTAAAAGAACATCAAAAAATAATTCAAAACAAATTATTACTGAATATTTTTGATGTTAAAGAAAAAAAAAATGGCGAAATTAATATAAAAATAGATGTTAAAAAATATAATTCATTATCAACTGAAGATAAATTAAATATATTTGATTTAATTTTATGGAATATATCTATTGATTTTGATATGAGATTACAAGAAAATTGGGTTAAAATTATTAAACCAGATTATTCACTACTTAAATTTAGATTTCCTTTTAATTTAGATATGGACTATCAATATATTAATGGTGATATTTATTTACCTATTTATGGTCCAAGACATACAACAGAAACACGTTTATTTATTGATAAAACAAAACATGATTTTTCAGATACTACATATAATTTAATTAAATATGAACAACAAATGGGTTATTTTAATTTAGTTACACGAAAACAATATTATAAACATAATTATGAAAATATATCTGGTTTAGACCATTGTTATGATTGTTATTCTGAAATTAAATTGTGGGAAAAATATATACAAAATTATGTTATAAAAAAAGAAAATAATACACTAAATAATGTAAATTATCAAAATAAAGTTAAAAATTATATTAAACAATCCACTTTTGAAATTTTATTACATCAATATCATAAAAAAGGAAAAAAATTTATTAGAGACCAATTAAATCTTTATAAATATAAAGCTACTCCTATAATTCGTAGTATGGATCTAAAAAAACAACAAGAAACACTTAAGAAATTCTTAGATAAAATTAAATAAGTGTAATAAACTTATTATCAGAAAAAAAATTTTTTTTTATTGGGTGTGTAACTGTTACTGTGCATTTGCGACATCAACACCTTAAAAATAATTGTAAATATCTAATTAAATAAATTAAATTAACGTGGAGGGCGCATTTTCCAAAATGCTACGCCATTTTTATCATCTTTCATTTGTTGTTGACGGATTTTAGCACTTAAATCACTATATTGATGTACCTTTTGATCTGGCATTCCTCTGGCATATAATATTTCTTCTTGTGTTCTTACAGGTTGTCTCCAGCCTACATGATAAAAATCTGATGACTTACGATTAATATTCCACATTGTTTCCTTATGCGGAACAGCATTTAAATGTACTTTTTTTACAATATGATTTCCATCTATAGTAAATGAAATATCAATTACTGGTTCTTCAATCGTTCCTAAAGCATCTGTATAATAACTATTTGGAATTAGAAAATTTGTATCAAATCCATTTAATGTTTCATTTAATTTAACTGTTTTAACATTTGTTTTATGTGTATAAGCAAATTCTTTATTTGGATAAGGCATTCCTGAACCATGATATGATGCCATTGAATCAATTGGATCAGCACCACTTATATAAACAACATTATTATCAGGTTGAGCTTTATCAAAATATCCTTTCATATTTATTAAATTACCACCTTTCCATGTTAAAAATATAGCTAAAATATTATTAGCATCTAAATAAGTAGCATCATTATTATTTATAGATTTACTCATAATTGATTATTATTATTTATTATTTATTATTTATTACTTATTAATAATTAATTATATAATAAATTTATTATTTTTATTTATATTAATATATTTATTTATATTTAAATAAAAATTAAGGCTAACGACTGTTAATAATAAAACTATTATTTAATATTTTTTTATTATAAATTAATTAAATTAAAAAGTTAAAATAATTTATTATTAATATTATTAATTGAAAAAATATGTATATAAAGCTAATTTATATATAGTTATATAATTATTATAATTAATGAAAACCAAGTTAATTATAATAATTATAAATAACTATATGATAACCAAATATAGTTTAATTCTTTACTTTTAAGTAAAGAAGGTTGGAGTTACACAGCCTTTAAAGTTTAAGTTGTAAAAATAAAATCTTTACAACTTGAATGGAATAATAGTAATTACTATTAAACCAGTAACGGGTAATTAAATTAAATTATGTTATTTTTAAAGATATATTAATAGAATAAGAAAAAATGCCTATTATATTTTATCTTTTAAATACCCATATTACCTTTTCTTTATGAATTTTTCTAAAATAAATGGAAAAACAAAATAATAATTATCATATACAAGATTCAAATATTGACGAATTAATTGAAAAAAATAATTTTATTACATCACAAAATCAGTATTTACAATCAATTATATATCAACTAAATCATAAAATTGGAGATTTATATAAAGAAAATACACAATTAAAAGAATCTAATCATATTTTAACAAATGATAACAACTTTTTACTAGAAAAGATTTGTATTGAAAATTTACAAGATAATACATTTAGTTGTATGACAAAACATAATCAAGAATGTGATAGTGATATTGAAAATGAAAATGATAATGATAATGATCATGATAATATAATTGAAAATAATATTATTAATATCAATTTAAAAGATAATCTTATATATCATTTAGAAAGAAAAATTAAAAAACTTGAATATAATATATTTCATCAAAAATTATTAATTGATGATTTAACAGAAAATGTTAAAGATAATTATAGAAAGAAAACATATAATGAACTAAGAAAAAAATGTAAAATAAAAAAAAAAACAACATAATATATTAGTTTTACACCTTTGTGAAATTTAAATGCCGACTTGTCAGCAAAAAAAAAATCAAAGGTTTGTCTATTACGACAAGTAAAAACAACTGATGGATTATGTTTTTCCTAAATTTTTTTCATTATTTAGGTCATAATCTATTTTTCTACAAAATTCTTTTCTTCGTTCATTATTCAATAAATAATGATGTGTTAATGTAAGCATATTTTGACACGCATTAATATCTCTATTAATGAAAGTGATATTTTTGCTTTCATAGCCATCACTTTTACATTTAGAGCATACTAATAATCTGTGTAATTTCTTATTAGTACATTTATAATTTTCTAATTCATTATAACAACAACTACATAATTTAGAAGTTTTAAATTCATCTAATATTAATGTATTAAATTTTTTTTCTATTACTTT